GAGATACCTTTTAAATATAATATACAATGTGTAAGTTCCCCACAAGTTGTCAGACAATTTATAAAGAGCGTTTATAAATTAAAACATATATTGTTAACAATTTATTTACAAATATGTCATAATGTGTTAACAGTACTATAGTACTATATAACCATAGAGGAAAAGAAATATAGATAGTAAGGACTATCGGAAAGAAGGAATTATGAGAGTTAATAGTTATAATAAGTTTTTTATGACAGTAGCTAAGATTATGAATACAGAGGTAAAATCTGTAAAGCCAATTGAAGGACGATACAAGGTTGAATTAGCAAATCACGTATACTTAAACGTGTATAGAGGTGTTAGCGGTAGTTTGTTTATACATGATCATAGAGGAATAGCACATATAACAAGTTGTTATGATTTTGAAGAGTTTAAAACAATGAAAGACTTGTATGAAAGACTTATAACAGACTATGGCGAATTAGAAAAGAACTACTATGACTATACAAGCGAAGATTTTATTAACTCAGGCATTGCAAAAGAATGCACAAATTGTCCAGACTTTTGTGAAGAAGATTGCATAGAAAATGCCGAATGTGCACGCGGCAATGATGTTTTCGATGGATGCAAACAGAAACTACCAAAAACAGAAACTAATAAAATTAAAGGGCATATCTATATTGATACCGATAGCGTGAAAGTTGCACCATTACCAGAACAGCAAACAGGCGAAGAATCTATAACAGATACTATTATAGCAGATGATAACTGCTCTTATAATAGCGAAGTATTAAGAGCAAAACAGGTTTTAAACACAAAATATGGCAACTCATACCGTAAGCACTTACACGCAATCATGAATCCTGAATGGCATCACGTTAGCCTTGCTACACTTGCCAACATAGATTTTGACATGTTGGATGCAAAAAGACAAATATATTTTAAGTTGAATAAAGATTTTAAAAAAATGTGTAATGATTTGCGTAAATGCAAAAGCGGACGAAGCTTTGATGCTCGATTGTGTAATTTTAGAGCAAAACTTACTACCTTGAATACTTATGAAAAAATTTCTCTTGACATGTCAAAATATCTTGATAGACAAATATCAATGATGAATGTTGAATGCGGAATGTGGACGTCAAGAGTAGAAATAGCTACTGGATGCCACAAGTCACGAAAACATAACCATCATGCATTAAAATATTAAATAAATCATAGCTGTTCTATCGGCTATACGGGAAGAAAGAAGGAAATTATGAATTTATTTGGAATCGAAAACAGACCTACAATTGAATCAGCACCATTTATGAAAACTAATGATCATGACGCTTTTCACTATTGCCTTGACAACTATAAGTATGTTACATCCGCAGAAGTTCGAGGATATATGAACGACAATGTTTCAACCTTGCATCGTTATAATGGAAGATATGGAAAAGGTGTTGTAAGAACGACGTCTTGCTTTTATTATGGCAAACGTTCTAAGAACTACATGACAATCGAGTATTGGATAAAGGAGAGCTAATACCATGGATAATTTAACATTTCAAAAGAAATTAAAACTTATCAGTGATTGCATAGCTGCGGGAGATTCTGTTAGTAAGCTTCATATTGACGTTAGAAAAATGTATGCTTACTTAGCAGAACAGGCAGTAAATGCAGAAACATCAAGCGATATTAAGTATCTGGAAATTGCAAAAATTTCACTTGATTTTCTTGTAAGGGGGGTCGTAAAATGAACTATTCGGTTGTTGTGTGGGGCTTCGATACTGAAAATGATTATTACAACGACTGTGATATTATTAAAGGTAAGAGTTTTTCTGAAGTGTTTGCCTATGCTTGTAATTACAGATGGGCTGGTTGGACTTTAACAAGAATTGAAATAGAACTATTAGAAGAGAATCAGTATATTATAAAATATCATGATAGTTGTACTAATGAAAATGATATTTTTGGATGTAGGGCAGATAGTGAACTTGAGGCAAAACTAAAGTTTAGAATGTCAGGAGATTTTGCATATACTGAACGTTATAAAATAATCAGCGTAAAAGGAGTAAAGAAAAATGCGAAGAATGAAATATAAATATTGTGTAGAGATTGCATATCTGGACACCGATACCGACTACATAAAAGTAGAGTATATCGAAACGCTATCATATAACGCGAAGGAAGCTAAAGAAGATGCTTACTCTTATATCAATCGTTTTCCAAATGTTTCTCACCCTACACTAATGGAAGTATACAGAGCATAAAAAGAGGGCTTAAGCCCTCTTTCTTAATTTAATGGAATATTAAACTCGACACCATACAACTGGATTTCAGTTACAGCCGTGAAAGTAGTGTACCCATTACCGCTTACATCAACCAACGTAATATAAATACTACCGCTGTCAACTTGAGTGGCATCATAAGGATTGATGGTAAGAACAGCCATGCATTGATGATAACCGCTTTTATCATGAACAATAGCATTACAGTTGCAGATACTTTGCTCATTTACAAAAGAAAGATTGTGACTCATAACCTTTACAGCCGTGTATGTGAAATTCTTCGCTGGACTGAACGCCAAATCAAGGAAGCTAGCCACATGCCTAAAGCTACAATGTGCGTTGGTATTAGTCAACACAACAGGCATTTTGTAGTCATTCAGTGTGCAATCACACCCATCAAGCCCAAAATCTCCCGATCTGTTCCAACTTGCGTACCCATCCATTGCCTTATAAATCATATCTGCAATTGAATTCTGTCCGGTAGCGTTAGGGTGGATGTTATCGCTAGCAAGTACGCTAGTCCAGCGCAAAGCACTATCAGCACCGCTTAAAAACTTAAACTTTCCCCAGTATGTTTCATACAATGTTTTGATTTCATTGTATGCTTTGGTTTTTGCAACAGTTGTAAAGCCAATAATAGGGGTTGCAATCCATCCAATGTAAAGCGTTGCGTTTGGCAGCTGTGCCATTAAATCAATTGTATCTTTAATGCCGCTATTGATAATCGAACCAGCAACAAATTGGTCATTCCAACCACCAGCAACAACAACATATTTAACTTGTTTCTTTTGCTTATCTGTAAGCCCTGCTATTGATTGTGATAACAGAGAAGAAAAGTGAGTATTCGCACCAAATCCGCTGCCGCCTAAGCTTTTATTAACATAAAAGCTTGCATCGCTGAAATACTTTTCATGCAAGATATCGCACCACGGTTTCACCATGCCATCCGGTGTATATCCTTCCCCGTATGAGTCGCCAATTGTTATCAATCCATAATCAGTCAACCACGTGTCGATAATATCAGACAATTCTCCGCTTGCCTTTAAAGCATCAAGATAATTGTCAATAGCGGTGATATAGTCCAAATTATCAATATAGTTTTGTACGTCTTTTTGCCACTTATCCCAGTCTTGATAGTAAGTATCCCATTTAGTGTTTAAATCTTTAGTAGTTTCTAACAGCCAGTCCAGATTTAAATTATGAAAGTCTGTATATGGAAAATTTGAAAAAGACATTCTTTCACCCCCTACTTAAATTGATCGCTCGGAATAACATTATACTCTTTACCATCTTCCCCGGTAACAAGAATAGGTTTAAAAGCATTATCAAAATAATGCATATCTGGTATTTGTCCAAATTTTTCAATGTAAAACTTAATCTCGCTAGTTTTGCTAACGTCTCCGATTTTAGGCTGTATACAGCATGGAGACTTTGAATTAACAACCGGAAAAGTATATACAGTGTTTAAAGAAATTTGCATATATGGTATTAAATATGAAATATTGTTTAGAACTGCAATATGTATTTTTTCAAATGAATACCCGTCTGGTAATTGAATAGCAGCTGGTTGCCCTTCATTTGGAGGAATTGTTATAGATATAAAATTTCCTTGCGTTGTAATAATCATAACGTACCCCCTTTTTCCCAGCCAAATCCATCAATAACTCCAATGGAAATTGTTTCATTTTCTTGACCGCAATGCATAAAAAAGCCGTGCCCTATATCCAAGGCTATGTGCCTTCCCCTGCCGCCAAAAGTTGTATAAAGTAAATCGCCGTCTTTAGTCTTGTCAGGAGTCGTTATATTTGTACAACTGTTTATATAGGCAGTCGAATACATGAACCGCCCTGTCACAAGGTTAATAAAGCCGCTGCAATCAATCAATATCTTTCCCATACAGAAAACCTTAATCTGTGCTTTCTGCTGTGCGTTGTACTTTTTAAAATAATTTGGCTCTGCCGACCAAAGCGCCTCAAAAACCTCAGGTGTACACTTTTGACACTTCGCTCCGTAAAGGTAAGCGTACTTATCACGGTTTTTGTAAAGTTCTCTCGCCTTTGCGATATACGCAACGTTCTTATCTGGAATATTATAAATCATATCTTTAACACTCCTTATCTTTTACTATTGTCAACAGTTCGGTTATCACCTTCGTGTTGTTGTTCAATGCGTCAACCCACTTTGCACTTTCTTGGTCATGCTTCTCATACCATGTTTTTCTTTCTTCTCTCTGTCTAACGTCAAGTGCGTTTACATACCACATTACCGCGCCAAGACATACACACGGCACACCTACCATTTGCGCGATTTGCGCAATTGTGTTCATAATTTCCATATTACCACACTCCTATCAATAGTCTATCTACATAAAGCTTGCACACTTCATCAAGAAAGTTGTACGCTTTAGTCAAATCAATTTCAGCTTGCATCATTTGTTGCGAAGTAGTAACACCTATGTTGCCGTGAATTCTTCCCTCATGTGTTCCAGTTGTTGTTGATTCATCCAAACCATTTGTAATACTTCCATGTGAGGAATCAGCGCCAAATGTCTGGGAATCACTTCCGCTGTCAGTGGTGTTATCAGTGTTGGCAACTTCTGGATTGCTTGAATTAAATGCCGCAACTTTGTGTGTACTAGCAGTAACTTTTCCAAAAGTTGTTGTAATGCTACCCTTGTTAAACGTTTCTTCAGTATCAACTTTTCCCTTCTGAAAAGTGCCGCCCCCTGTATCTTTCCAACTTTCCATTCTATCATAATTTTCTATAGGATTGTACTCAAGCTGTGTTACTTCCCATAAGTGATCAATAGTCCACTGTAACGAACGTGCTACGCTTGTAACATGTCTCCTTAAATACGATGGTTCTTGATAAATAGGTGTTAAGTCTCCATATGATAGCAAAAAGTGTTCAATAAGTTGATCTTTTGAAACACCTTTTATATAAATATCATTAAAGATACTATTATCATAGTCATATAGAGTCGCTATTGGAATTATAGTTCTCACGCGGTTCACCTCCTCTATTGTTAGGATACCGCAACCGCACACGAATGTCAAGGTTATAATGTGCGTTTACCTTTTCTAAACATTCGTTAATGGTTTCCACCCATAACTCACACTTAGACATAATCGCATTTTTACTTTCTTCTACTTCATCTGTAATCATACGTTCTTTTTTCTCAGGGGCGGTATAAATACCAATTTCCATGTCAAAAGCGTGTTTGAGATTTTCAACACTTTCTAATGCATCCTTAACAACATTGTAGCATTTTTCTATATCATTGTTAAAATATTCATAAAGCGGGCGCCCTGTTTCCTTATCAAAAAGAGACTGATTTATTACAACTGCCAACTTTCCACTCATGATATCATCAAAAGCCGCCTTGAAAGTTTCACTTGCACTTTTGTTGCGTGCTGTAAAAATAAAACCAAATTTTGCAAGAGCACTAGCAACATCATGATTAGATAACGTCATGGCAACACGCTGTGCATACGAATTGATCAAATCACCAATACCGCACCAATCAGGGGCTAATTTTACAATCTCACAATCTTCGCCTATAATCAAGTCGCCATTAAAAGAGGCTTCAAAAGCTGGGTTCGCGACTACATAGTTAGTAGGCTGATACTGCACATCAAAGCCATAAGACGACCCGTGTTGTGGAATGATGCCGAATTTGGCGGTATTCATAACACAAAAGTTTCCTTTTAAAAACAAAAGAGGATAGATATAATTTTTAGACCAATTTTGAGGCATACCATCGAAAATGATAAGACTTTCTGCACGTTGCAAAAAATATCTAAAGTAGGTCGAATAGTCCCAAGTGTTGTTAATATGAATCATGTTTGGATTTTGTCTTGATTCATATTCGTTAATAATGGGGCTTGAGACACCTTCCCCAACATAATAGCCACTATATTCAAAAGGTTTCATTCTATAAACATACCCCCATTCAAAAAATCATTGATAACTGCTTTTCCGTTTTCAGTTGCAGAGCAACTTACATCTGCCCTTTCGCATTGCAAAAAACCAGATAAGTTAGATAAACTTATCTTTTTACAAACTGGATAACCAAAATGTTCGTAATCACGGTTTGGCTGATTTGCAAAAATCGCTCTCAATGCAATAACGTTGCTACCTACCATTGTACCACCACTGCCGCCACTTGTTTCAACAGTTGGGGCGATGCTAGAAATACCGGATTCAATTGCAGAGATACCGCCTAAAATATTATGCGTTGCAAAAGAAAAAGCGGCATTGATTGCACTTGATACAGTGCCAATGACATTTGTAGAGCGTGACGAATAACTTACAGGAGCGCCACAATTTCCCGTTGCTGTAAAAAGTAGTATCGAACCTGCATTTACTGTGACAAAAATTGCACCGTTTATATCGACAGAGTATTTTATTGTTAGAGCGTCAATATTTGCTAGTTCTTTAGCAGATAAACGCATGGTTCCAATAAACGGCAATGTTAGAATATATTGTGTAAACGGTTCATATAGCATATATTTGTGAGTATCACTTTCGCTGTGATGTGGTACTGCTAAAGATATGCTATGTGTAAACACTTCGCCCGTGCCGACATCTCTACCACTGTAACTTGTAGACACATACCCTAGTACAATCTGGGTAGGAGTTCCGGCTGAAACATCAAACGGAACCCATATTGCACTTTGTAAGTAGTCTTGCGGTCGCACAATTTCTTTTTGCACATCTGAAGGTGTTTCAAGAATTGTGTTTAAACCGTTTAAATAATCAGATGAGTATAAATATTTAGTGACAGCTTTAAACGTTGCTGGGTGTAAAGACAAAAAAGAATTTTCGCCATTACCGATAATGCAACACAAAATGGAGCCTGTTGTTGAAGTTGGTAAAGTTGCAGTTGACTGTGCGATTGTAGGTTGGGATGTAGTTGGGAACATTGTATCTATCAAATATCTGTTAAAATTTGTGACATTTGATGAGCGTGTTACATACATAGAATTGTTTAAAATCTCATCTTTATAGCTTGCCAAATAATCACAGGTGCATGATATTTCATATGTAGATTCTACATATGTAACATCATTGATAAAATAATATCTTCCAAACGTTTCACAGTATGCAACATTCCAATCAAAAGGTGCAACACCTTGCAAAATAAAAGTTGGGCTTTCTACACTTGTACCACTTTTAAGCACACATTGTACACCTTCTGACAATGTTGGAATTTTCGTACTATTTATTTTTTTGTCTGATTTTCCAAATTTAACTTCAAATGCCATGTGTACTCCCTTCAAGAAAAGGGCTTGAAGCCCTTTGTTTAATCAAGTAAAATCAAAATCGCATTTTCCGTAAAATCAACTGGAGTTTTAAATGTGTAATGATTCCAACCGTTTCTAAATCCAAAACGTGCGTTTAATGGTTCAACCGCGCTCGATTGATCAATTGGAACAATTCCTAATGTATCAATATCCATCATAAGCCCTAGAACGTTTTCAACAGTCTTGTTTGTAAGTGTAAACTTACTCGTGCCGTCTACCTTTACACCTTCCGCACTGCCTTTAATCGTCATTGGATTTTCAGGATCCGTCCAGAATGTAACTTTTTCATAATCGCCCAGTTCCGCTTTCTCTGGGTGGAAAAACTCACTGCCGTTTGCCTCAAAATAATTGCCAAATTTTGATACCAGATAAAATCTTAAGTCAGCTGCCTCCGTGTGGCGGTTTACAACTTTTCCCGTGAAATCTCCATGGAAGCGAGTACCTCTAACAGCAAGGTTTTCTTTAAGAGTTTTCATCTCAGCGGAAAGCCAAATCATAAACGGGCGGAAGTCAGCCGGATTCATGACTGTTTTTGCGGTCATGGCAAGCCCCGTCTCAGCGTTATACTTTGTTAACGCATGAAAAACTTGTGTTTTCTTGCACATGTTTCCTGTTGTCGGGCTGCCACTTCCGGCATCTGCCAAAATAATAGCCAAATTGGCAAGCTGTGCACGCGCGATATTCTCAAGGTCAATCTCATAAATGTTTGAAAATTCAGTCATTAACATGGAGAAGTATGAAGCAACTCCGTTTTCAGAATCAAAAGCAGCATTCAGTTGATTTTTCCAAATTGTGTACTTTCTTGCGAATGTCTGACCACCGCTTGCAATTGTAAGCAAAACATCATACTTTATGGGCTTTGTTCCAGCTTTCCAATCTTGACTTGCCTCTGGTTTAGCAAGTTCAACGTTTATATTCCATTCATCATTGTCAATGTTGGAATCGTTAACAATTGGTGTAAATTTACGGATGTAGTTTCCGTATCTTTCCGTATCCCAAACCATTCCAGAAAGCTTTCTTGAATACGGGCGAATGCTAAAAATAGTTCTTGCAAGCACTGTTGGAATGATTTGATAAAGGTTATCATCTTCACGCGCAAGCCCCATTTTAAAGGTATTTTGCATCTGCCCAAAATTTAAATTTTGCCCTGTTTTTCTGCCTGTGTATTCTTCATACATAGTATTAAGAATAGCAGATATCTGCGTATAAGTTAAAGTAGCCATTTTCTACCTCCCTTAGAAAAATTTACTAATATCTATCTTTTCGTTTGAGCAGCCAAAATTAGTTTTGCCGTTTGCAAGCTGTTGCGCTTTTACAAGTGCTGTTGCAAACTTATCATAATCAAAAGTTCCCTCATTTTTTTGCTCCTGCTTCTGCTCCTGCTTCTGCTCCTGCTTTTGCTCTTTTGCCGTGTCAAGCGCTGCAATGTCATCTTTACTGTACCCTGCGTTTACAAGCTTTAAAATCTCATCAATTTTCATATTTTAACCTTCTTTCTTTATTTTGTTGACAGCTGTAAACAGAATCGAACTGTTACCTTGTGATTCAAAGTCACATGCGCTACCATCTACGCTATACAGCAGTAATAGGCGGTCTGTCTGTCGTCCCCGACTCGCACACACTGGCTAGTGATTGGATAGTGCAACCGCCTATTTATTATATATCATTGATATAATTGTTTGTCAATTACAACTTTATAAAATATCATACCATGATACACAGTCAAACGATGCCAAAAAATCGCACTGTGTTTCATAGTCTGAAAATGTTATGTCACCACTTATAAACATTGTTTTTAAATACTTTTTACTACTTGTTTGCCACCTCTCTAGCGATGATGGCGAAGCATCAAAAACATCATCACAATAAGCGCGCATAGGTTTAGTCACGTAAAATTTAAAGTCTGACTTATGCAACCACACTGAAAACAGAGGTGTTTTCATATCGTGTGTATATTCCTTTAAGTTTTGATGCCGTATTCTGTCATCTTCCAAATCCATAAATTCGTTATCAAGTTCCATTTTCGCTCTGCCTTTTGGAAGATTTCTGTAAAAAGCGTTTTGTCTCTTTTTCTCAGAAATAGGAGACTTAAACGGTAGTATAAGTGTTGTCTCGCACCTATCTACTTGTGTAATTTCAGTTCTTTCTTTTACCGCCTTGTAACAGTCTGGGATAAGTCTATATCCAATTAAAATGTTAGACATAATTGCGTTAGAGTTCCCAAAAAACCAAGTTCTTATTTTTTCCGTTTCCGAGTCTGGGCGGTTTCTGAAAAGTACTTCCATAATATTTTTGTATGCCTGGAATTCATTTTTTATAGGTCTGTCACCTTTTTGCGGAATGAATTCATCAAAAATTACATCATAAAAACGCGTAAAGTCTATACCAGTTTTGTTTTGAAAAGTAGACAGCGAAACACCTACTATAAAAGGTTTATCGTTTTGCAAGTCCTCGTCTGTCAGGTATGCCTTGCCATAACCTTTTTTGTCGTTATATTTCAAACGAATATCTTTTCCAAACCAATCAGGTTTTACAAAGTCGCCTATAGTCGAAAAGCTGTTCTCAAGTGCAACGTTTGTTCTACGCACGTATAAAATAGGGAAGTGCCCATCATTCCAGATATCACATATCAAATGCGATTTTCCGATACCTCTTCCGCCTATGATATCTATATATCGCTGTCCAATATCACAAATATATTTATAATTCAAATATCCGTTTTCTTTGTATAAACTCATAGTCATATTATCACCTCTTTAACTTAAAAGAGGGAAGTCAAATTGACTTCCCTTCCTGCCTTATACAAGCTCAAAATTCATATAAGTCCTGCCTGCTTTGCTCTGCGAACGTGTCAGCTTAAACTGTAAATTGTAGGTGTCCATAAAATCATACGCACTTTCTGCCGTCTTGATAACTGTTGGACTTGACGTTGCAATTTTTACAATTTCACCTGTCTCAATGTTGGTGTGATAAAAAACAGCCACTTCCTTATTGTCATCTGTCGTGTAGCGTACATAATCTGTAACATTTACGATAGTATCATCTGGTAAATTCTTCATTAACAAATGATTGTCATTTGCCATCTTAAACATTTCTTTCTTGTCAAATTCTCTTGATTGTCTTTCAATTCTCATTTTCGTTATCCTCTTTTCTTTTATTTAAGGTTATTATCCTTTACAAGTATATAATAACTTATTTACAAAAGTTTTGCAAATAAAACGTTATTTACTCTACTATTTCATCAACTATAGTGTAATTCTTGATTTGATCATCTGATAAACCTATCTCATAATCGCGAGCTATCATACAACTATAGCCAGTATACTCTGTTATTGCTTCTTTGCCTTGATAATCAACAACTTTTGCTTTTGTGACAGTATCGCTGTCATTATACCAGATTTGAAAACCACCGCTATTCTTTATTTTGAACCCCTCTCTAAAGTTATCAAGGTTTTTAATTACTTCTACCCCCCTTGCCTTTTTAACTCCTGATATAGTACAACCAAAATACGTTTTATCTTTTGTTTCTTTATACGCATTAAAACAATACTTCTTTGCACCTAGCGTTTTAAAATCTTTGTATTCGGGTTCATACCTATTTTCAGATTTTACATCGCTTTCACCGTCAAAATATCCGATATAATATTTTTTGCCGTCAATATCAACAAAAGTATTAGTTTCTTCACACAGCTCATATATCCAATTATTTAATTCTGTCAATTTCTCAAAATTAAAGTTAGTTGCTTTACAGCTGTCCGTATCACAATAAATATAAGAGCTTTCCGCACATGCTAAAATCCTACGCAAGTGTTTTCTTGCATGTGCTGTTGTATATACCCCCCAAACATAAGGCAGTACACTTTTTTCACTTTGCTCTGTAATGCTCTTTTCATCTGGAATTTTAAAGCCGCTTGCATCAACTTTTTCTTTATATGCAATATCATTTTCATACCTTGCATAAGAAAATTCTTGCCATTCGTTTTCCAAATACAACATAATAGGATGAACAGGGTCTGTTGCCGCCATGCCATAAATACCGTTTAATTTATTTTTAGCTTTCATTAGATCGTACTCCGCTTCTTCCCTCTCTTTTGAATTTGGCGCTGTTTTCTTTACGGCTATTTTCAGTTTTGTTTTCGCCGTGAAATATTCCATGATAACACTTCTTACATCATCTGGAATATATCCATAACGTGCTGTATAGAGGGTATCTTCTATTATTTCAATGCTATCAAAATCATAGCATTCTTCAATAATTGAAAAATCTATATCTGTAACTGTTGTTTCCAAACTATCAGCTTTCCACACTCTACCGTTGTCGGGGTCCACCCCTTGCAAGTTGCGGCATTTGCTTATAGATAGATATGGATTGTATTGATCTTCTTTAAGTCTTACATTTGTAAGCTTTATTTGTGCTATCCATGCAAGCTCTTTACTTTTTATGTATTTTAAACATTTTGATGTTACGGGCATTTTTTCAAATGCTGTCGCCGGAAACTTCATCAAAAGAAGCATAGCTGGGTACATGCTACTTGCATCGAAACTATAAACGTCATGATATATTTTTGCACACTTTATCATGTTTGCGTGAGTATCACCGCCACGAAAAGCCTCTTTCAAAAGTTTATATGTTTTGTCGTTTAAAGCAAGCTTTTTCTTTAGCGTTCGAGTTGTAGTTCCTTTTCGTATAGCTCTTTTCATGTCACGTCGCACATAAGAGGTACTTGTCAGCGGCACAGTTGCAATAGTATCTTTATCTTTTGTAAGCATGTACGTTAGTGCTTCCCACAAGCCTAACGTGTCATTGATGATATACCCCCACTCGGTAGGATTGATATAGCTTTCATTATGTCTTATAAGAGAATAGTCCAGATCACCTTTTGCTTTTATATGCGCACATCCCGCCATTTTTTTCGTGAAGTTATCGAGCGACATATTTGTGAGCTTGTAACTACACCTCAGTTCAATACCGCGTTTCTTTAATCGCCATACAAGCGGTTTACGTTTACCAGTTGCAAACACTTCGCTATAGTCGTTTAAATATCCAATCATAAAAGAAAATTCAAAAGGCAGATTGTGTACATAGATTACAAAATAGCGTGACTCATTAGTTTTATAGTACGCTTGTATTTTATCAAGTAATTTTATAAAATCTCTCCAATATCTGCCTTGCACTTCTTCCCCGTCAATGCAAGCAGACCAAACATACATAAAAGCATCAATAGGCTTTGTCACTTCTTCGCCCTGTTCATCTTTCTCAATTCGAGTACGTGAAGTGGTTTCAATGTCAAAAGTTCCAAATTGATCAATATAATAAGGACTATCTTTCTTTTTGCCTAAAGGTTTATGCAAAGAAAAGCCGTGTGACGGCACATAGTCCGCCACTGACTTTACTTCTATATTATCATATTCGTTTGATCTATTTAAACATTGAACTATCATAATCTATAACTCCTGCCTTATAGACTTTGGTTTTGGCTTCGCTCGATTGATCTTGTATAGTTTGTTTGCCGCTTTAAATTCTCGTGCTTTATCTTTCCATGATAGCGAACTATTTTGTATAACTGCAACTCTAAACTCTGCTTGATCTTTTAAATTTGGGTATAATTCTTCAGAAGCTTTAAAAAGCTCTTGCAAGCCCTCTCTATTGTTTGTGTTTATTGCTTCTGTTAACACTGTAACAATTTGATCGCTTGAAAGCTTAGCATATTTTTTATCTGCTAAATAATGCAAAGTATTAAAAAGCTTGTCACGAACACTTTTGTTAAGTTTAGATATATCAACCCCGTAACGTTCCTCAAATGTTGCAACACGCTTGTTTTCTACTTCAATACTGCCTCTTGCGGTTGAGGCTTTTGCTTCAAGATAGTGCAAAAGTTTGTTTTCGAGTGCTCTTAATTCACGGATTGAAAAATCTTTGTAAACTGCCTTGCCTGTTGATACATAAGAAGCGTTATAAGAAACGTGTTTGTTAAAGTAGTCGACTGCGTCTTGGTATCTGAAAAGTGCCGTTCTATCTTCCGTGATTCTTCCTTTTGATATTGCTGTTGTTAGCGTTTTCGCTCTTTTGTTTGCAACGTTGGCAAGTTTGCCAACACGAGCGATATACTCGGTCTTACTTGAAGTGGACTCGATAGAATCATAGTGCCAACGTGTAAAATATTTTGCCTGTTTTTCTGTCTGTGTCATAATTCAATACCTCTCTTTTCTAATCTTTTCTTGATTAAGTCATATTTATAGTTATTTGTTACTATCTCTCTAAACATACTTGCAATCTGATTATCACTATAACCGTGTTGCTTAAATACCATTAACAAAAAGTCTACTGCTTCCAAACCTTCAAAAGTTCTACATCCAGATTGTGCTCTCGGAGAATCATTCCATGACGTTGTTTTGATATCTTCAACTGCTTGTATAATGATTGAGTTTACAAGATTTTCTATTGGTGACAATTTTGAGTTATGTACTCCATCGCTAGGACGTTTCATTTAACTAACCTCTCTTTTTGTTTTTCTTTTATTGTAGCATGTGTTTGTGAATAAATAAAGTATAAATTATGAATAGAATGTTAACAAATTATTGTTATAGGTGGTGTAGAACAAATGCATCAATAGCGAGTGGACACACGAGCCATTCGAGCGAGCCGATAGGCGAGCGAGTGAACGACTGAGGGACGGAGTCCCGAAGGAGTACCGATAGAATTGTCTGACAATTAAGAGGGAACTTTCCTTTTGTATTTACTTCTTAAAAGGTATCTCAGATCG